CGCACTTTCCGCTCCAACCTTCGCACTTGCTTCTCCTGTTGCTGGCGCTGGGCAGACCGCTCTTGCCGCAACAACTTACTATGTAAATGTCACCACAGACGCAGGTATTTCTGCTAACGGCTTTGGTGAGTCTATTCTCGGAACAGAAGCATCAACAGCAGTCGCTTCAGGCGATGTTCTCACTGTTACTGTTAGCACAGCAGTCGCTGGCGCACTTGGTTACAACATCTATGTTGGAACAACAACAGGCGCGGCTAACCTCAAGTATCAGGGAACCCTCAAGGGAACAGGCACCTTCACAATTCAGGGCGCAGGTACAGCAGGTCTAACAGGTAACAACGCGGCGTTCACCACCACTGGTGCGGCGGCTTCACGTGCTACCGCAGATACCTCTGCTTACGCAACTGGTTATGACGGAATCCTTCCAACTGTCCTTGGCACAAATTCAGGTTTCAACAACGCAATCAACTCTGCTTTCTCCACCTCAAATCCAGGCGGCGAATTCCAAGTTGTTTTCGCTAACTTGTACCAGAATGTCAAGGCTGACCCTGACCTAGTCTTGCTCAACGGAAATGACCGTAAGCAACTCTCTGACGCAATCAAGAGTGGCTCTACCGCCAACTACCGCTTGACAATTCAAGAGCCAGGAAAAGACGGCGTAACCTATGGTTCCATCGTCACTGGTCTTCAGAATGAAGTAACAGGTAAGGCAGTAGACCTCATGGTTCACCCTTGGTTGAACTCAGGCGTTGCCCCTGTTCTTTCCTTCACACTCCCAATCCCTGATACTGAAGTATCAGATGTTTGGGCTAATTTCTTGGTTCAGGACTACATGGGTATTCAGTGGCCAGTCACACAGTTCACCTATGACTTCTCAACCTATTTCCGTGGAACATTCTTCTGCACCGCTCCAGCATGGAATGGCGCAGTCTCAGGAATTGTCTCTGCGTAATAACTGAATAACATTAGTGAGGGTGCGGCATATTTGAAAAGTCGCACCCTCTACTAATAGATAGGGGAAGGTAAAAAAATGGGAAGATTTGTAGCACCCGACAAAGGCGTGAAGGAAACAGTCATTGGCGGAAAGACTTACAACCCCGACAGGGGCGGCATCTACAATGTTGAAAGCAAAAGACACGCAGATGCTATGAAGCGTGAAGGGTTTTTTGAAGCATCACTCAATCCCTACTCTCAAGGCGACAGACAACGCGGCTTTACTTGCGTACAATGTGGCTTTGACGGGTGGTTTCGCAAATGCGGGCGTTGCGGTCATGAAAATGAAAGCAAGACACCGACAGACGGGGAGTAAAACATGGCAACGGGCGTATCACCGATAATCACTGACGAGGAAACAGCGTATCTAACAGTCGCTGAATATAAGAATGCGCCTACCTCGATTGACTTTGATAATCTCGTTGTTGGTGGAAACGCGAATGCGCAAGACGCTGAATTGGGTCGAGTAATCGTCAGAGCGTCATCATTCCTCAACGAATACCTCAACCAAGACCTAGTTGCTCAGAATTACACCGAAACCCAGCGCGTACGATTGACGGGTCAAGGCTTTATTGCCCTACACCCGTTTTACAATCCAGTCATTTCCTTATCGTCATTTGAGTATGGAACCGACCCCAACAATCTAGCGACCTTGACTGATTGCTCTGTGGCTTGGTTTGAACCGCAAGAAATTATCATTCCACTCAGCCAAATCGCCACCAGTTATTCTTCCGCTGGACCACTTGCGTTTGGTTATCCAGCGAGCGCTCGCGCTCAAGTCTTCACAAAATACAATTATGTGGCTGGATACGCGAATACGACCCTTGCGGCTCAGGCGACTCTTGGCGCTACCTCGCTGACTGTTGTTAGCGGCGCAGGTATTCAGGCTGGCGCTGTCCTAAGAATCAATGACGGCGCAAATCAAGAGAGCGTGACAGTAGCGAGCAACTACACCTATGGCTCTACCACTGTTCCTTTGACCTCTGCGCTGGCTTTTACCCACGCTTCAGGGGTTGCTATTGGTAACCTTCCAAGCGCTATCAAACAGGCGGCTATACTCGTTACTACGGCGTTTATCAAGATGCGCGGCGACAACAGCCTCACCCTCAATATCACGACTACTCCAAATTTCAATGTTCCAGGCTCGCAAAGATATGGTCAAGAGATAGGTATGGCGCTCGAAATGGTGAGCAAGTACCGCAGGATACGCTAATGGCAGGACGCACAGGCGTAAGGTCTACGCTCGCATCATTTCTATCTGCTCCCGCAATCACGGGGCTGAATCAGGTCTTCACTTCATTCCCGAAACGCATCAACTATCAGGTGAACAGCCAGCCAGGGCAACTAACTCGTTCAGCAGTGGTTATCTTTATTGTTCGAGAAGATGAAAACCGCCTAGCAATCGGCGGCGCGACCAACGGCTGGAAAAGGGTAGATTACACAGTCATACTTCAAGTGTTCTGCCACTCACTTCAGCGAAACTCAGAAGATGTTATGACCGATTTTGATACGCTGATAGACAACATCAAGACCCGCCTACGCTCCAACCATAACTTTGGGGACAGCACGGGTAATCTTGTTTGGCAGGGCGCTGAACCCGCTATCCGCGCCCGATACGGAGAACCAGCGACCAGCAATGAAGGCGCCACGGAAATCTTTGCTGAGATAGAATTTGACGTGACCCAAATGATACAAGCGTAAGGAGCAACATGAAACAGACATACAACGGAACAGATGAGCGTGTGTTCCCTACACTGGGTATCACGGTCAAACCAGGCGATGTTATTGACGCGCCTGAAGGTTTTAGCCACCCTGACTTCACTGTAGGTGGCGCGGCAAAACCAGCAGCACCAATCCCAACACCAACCAAGTCTGCCGCGTCAGACACGAAAGCAGGAGAGTGAGTAAATGGCAGTCCAACAATCCGTACGCAGTTATCTCGGAATTGCTAAAGAAGTAACCAAGGGAACTGTTGTAGCACCGACTGACTTCATTCCAGTGATGAAGGACAGTTTGAAACCCGTAGATGTAATTGACCCGCTCTATGACACAGGGCTACGCGGTTCATCAGTCGTAAATTACAATTACATTCCAGGTCGCACCCGTTCAACACTCGACTATTCATCAGCCGCATTTGCGGACACGATTGGATATGCGATTGCGGGCGTACTCGGAACAGTAGCAACAACAGGCGCGTCAGCACCATTCACTCACACTATCTCCCTGAAGTATTCAGCGGCGGTAAATGGCGATGACCAGCCAATCTCCTACACACTTACAGATTTCTACGGCGCAAATGTCCGCTCATTCCCAGGTTGCCAATACAGCGATTTCTCATTGAAGTTCAACGCTGACGGCATGCTTGAGTACGATGCTAAGACAACAGGCTTCAAGTCATCTACCGTTTCAACCCCGACACCTTCCTTCTCGTCAGTGCTTCCTACTCCTGTTTGGCAGGGTACTGTTTCAATCGGCGGCTCTGCTGTTTCGACAGCGATGACGGGTAACATTGATATGAAGCGCGCTGTAACTCCAATCTATGGAGTCTCACAGACCCAAGACCCATATCAAGTATTCCTTGGACCACTTGAAGTGACTGGAAAAATCACTTTCATCATGGAACAAGATACTGAATTGACTCGCTACCTCACCAACACCCAACCAGCAATCGTGTTGAACTGGGCGTACGGCGCAGGTGCGACCGCAGTTCAGATTCAAGCAACCCTAACCAAGGGCGCTTATGTTGCGGCGGCGGTTGAACGCGGCGCTGACTTTGTTCAGGTCACTGTTGATATCAACGCTCAAGCAAACACCACTGACGCTGGCACTGGCGGACAATCCCCAATCAAATGGGTACTCCAAAACGCCAAAGCGTCAGGCACATACGCGTAACAAACAATCTCAGAACAGAGGGCGTTGGTTGAGCGCTGGCTCCTTCCCCAGTGCTCCCACCCCTCTGTTCCTTGTATGTTAGGATAAACGGAAGGAACAACAATTTGGGAGGACAAGAACATGTCTAAAGAAATCAAACTACCTTCAGGCGCAACCGCTAAATTGAAAGACCCTGCCTCACTACGCGTCAAAGACCGCAAGCGTGTTATGACCACCGCTGACGAGGCAAAAGGCGGCGACCTAGCAAAGGCGCTCGCACTTGGAGATGCTCTGTTGGCTATGCTCGTTGAAGAATGGTCATTTGAATTACCAATCCCAGCAGTCCAACTCGAATCGCTTGATGAATTGGAAATGAAGGATTACGACTACCTCGTAGAGCAGACCAAGGAAGCGCAAAAAGTATTATTCCCAACGCTTGCCGATACGCCTGAAAACGAGACAGACCCAAAAGCGATTACCGCAAACTCCAAAGGCTGAAATGGTTGCTTGAGGGTAATCACCGCTTAGACGGCTATGACTACCCCGATGATGAATGGGTTTATTATCAAATGGCTGAACGCTTTGGCTGGACGCCTGACCAAGTCGATGACTTGCCTGCTTATTTATCCGATTGGTTGCTTGCGATTGCTGGCACAATAGAGCAGGTGAAGGCTGACGGAATGAGGGCGGAATGAGCGGCGGTTACATTGTCGTCAAGAACCTCAAAGAGTTTTTGTCGCAGTTAGATGCGACTGAAGATGCGCTGATACGCGGCGCGCAGACAGGTATCGCTCAAGCGGGTTTAGCAATCCAACGCCAAGCGCAAATCAACGCCAACACGGGAACTCACCCCCGCAATCAAGGACACATTCCAGGAACAGGACCAGGTCCAAATGTGGTCACGGGTGCTTTGCGGCGTTCAATCCGAACAGATGTTCAAAGAGGATTTGGTTCGTATGTCGCTGTTGCTAAAGTTGGACCAACTGTCGAATATGCTCGCGCTGTTGAATTAGGCTCTCCACGCTGGAAATCAGGAGTAAAATACCCTTACCTTGAGCCTGCCGCGTTGAAATTGATACGAGACGGCTCACTCAACAGGATTTTTGTCGGCGCAGTGAAGAGAGAGTTGGGTAAGTCATGACAGACGCAATGAACCTGCTCGTCAAACTCCAAGCCGATGTATCTCAACTCAAAACAGGATTAGCCCAAGCCGAATCAGCAATCAAGGGCGTAGATAGTAGCGTCCAAAAAGCCGATACAGGCATGAAGTCGATGATTGGCTCACTCAAAGGTGTTGCGGCAACTATGGGAGCGGCTTTTGCGGGAACTCAGATTGTTCAGTTTGCTAAAGATACAGTCATGGCGGCTTCCAGCATGGCTGAGTCAGTCTCAAAGGTCAATGTTGTTTTTGGTCAAGGCGCAAGCGAGGTCTTGAAGTTTGGTGAAAGCGCCGCAGAGAATCTAGGTATCAGCAATCAAGCCGCGCTTGAAGCCGCAGGAACATACGGAAATCTTTTTCAGGCGTTTGGTCTTGGTCAAGGTCAAGCGCAACAAATGTCTACCTCGCTTGTTCAACTCGCAAGCGATATGGCGTCATTCAATAACACCAGCATTGACGATGCGATTACAGCGTTGCGTTCAGGTCTATCGGGAGAAACAGAACCGCTGAAGCGATTTGGTGTTGCTCTCCAAGACACGCGCCTCAAGACAGAAGCCTTCAGCATGGGGCTTATCAAATCTACTAAAGATGCTTTGACTCCAGCCGCTAAAGCACAAGCCGCCTACGCAATTATCATGCGCGACACGGCGCTGGCTCAGGGAGATTACGCCCGAACAGCAGACGGCACAGCGAACACGATGAAAACATTGAAGGCTAAATTTGATGACGCAAAAGTAGCGTTGGGTGAAGCGTTGATGCCTGCGTTTAGAGCGTTGCTGACTTTGTTGAACATTTTGGTTCCAGTGCTCACTGCTATTGGTAAGTTTTTCAAAGAAAATGCCACCGCCATAAAAATATACTCAGCGCTTGTTTTAGGTTTAGTTGGAGCGTTCACTGCGTATAAAGTAATTTTGACTACAACTAAAACAATCAAAACAGCGTATTTAGCGGTTCAAACTGCGATGAACAACGGTATCAAACTTCAAACAATTTTGACTTTCAATCTAAAAGTGGCTTGGCAAGCATTGAACGCGGCGATGAGAGCAAATCCAATCGGCGTTATTGTTACCGCGCTGATGCTTCTTGGAGCGGCTTTTGTAGCGGCTTGGAAAAAAAGTGAGACTTTCAGAAGCATAGTTATCAAAGGCATGCAAGGCGTTTTGTACGGCGTGGCGATGCTTATTGAAGGCATTGGTCAATTACTCAAAGTGTTCTCGAAGATACCAGGTATGGGTTGGGCTAAGGGTATTTCAGACGGCGCGCTCAAAGCGGCGGAAAGCATCAAAAAAGTTTCAAGAAACCTTGATGACCTCAATCGCAAGGGCGCTGTCGGTAATTTCCAAATGTCTACGGGTACGACACTAGGCACTACTGCGGCATCAAGAGCAGGAGCAGGAGTAGATACAAGCGCGGCGGCGGAAGCGGCGGCAAAGGCGGCTGAGAAAGAGAAAGAGCGCCTCAAGAAACTCAAGGAATACAAGAAAGATGTGAAGGAAACTTACAAGGAGATGAATGAAGTCATCTCTGAAGCAAACGAAAAAGCCGCAAAAGAATTGGCTGAACGCGATGAAAGAATTGCTGACGCGAGAGAAAACTACGCCGAACGCGTAGC